AACTGCTTTGCGTCTGCTAGTTTAATAGGCATTTTCTATCCTTTCTTACGGTAGAGAAGGTCCTTCACGCTGGTTTTTTCGTCAGTTTGCTTAGTTGAATCCGGCTGCGGATCAGTTGGGGTTTTCCCAACCATCTTCGCGTTGACACCTTCCTCAATAGCCTTATTCCAGACTTTCTCCAGCTTCTCGATATTGGACTTGGTTATGTCGAGATCTGCATCTATGACCCAATCTACCAATTCCGAAGATATTTTCTTCTCTGCTAAAATATCGCGTGCTTCTGCACGGTTTTCACGGATCGCGATGTCGCGTTCCTTTTGAGCTAGCTCGCTAGTGCGTCGCTCGCTCTCCTCTTTCGCCTTTTCCTCGGCCGTGAGCTTAGCTTTTCGCTCCCATTCGGCTTCCGCCTCTTGGAGCTTCTTGCTAATCATCTCCTCGGTCTTAGCCTTTGTTTCGCCAAGTCGCTTGGAGACTATCTCATTGACCTCTTCTTGAGAGAAAGTCTTTGGAGTATCAGTATCTTTACTTTCCTCTGGTTTCTGGTCGGCATCCTGATTTCCGCCAGCAGAGTCTTGGTTTTCATCCTTTACCTCGTCAATAAGGTCTGGCATAAAAACTCCTTTCGTTTACCCCCGTCGGGTTAATTTGACAATCAAAAAACGCCCATCAGGGCGCAAATAAGTTTACATCCTTCCGGACGCAATAGATTTGATTTGATTATAGCATATTCATAAGCACGTTCAAAGCACGTTGACTTTTGGCAGTCGGTGTGCTATCCTAAAACAGAAGTAGCCCCCTTAGCCACCATAGGTTTCCGGGGCTATTTTCCTTTCACTAGATAGGCCAATAGGTTGTCACCATCTCTTACTATCACGAAGTCAATGTCGAAGCGTGCTAAGTCAGCCTTGATCCGGCTCATCAAATCTGCTCGTCGCAGCGATGAACCAGATATATTTAAGAACAGCCCACCGCTACCACCTATCTGCTGTGAACCTTCGCGTATTCTCTTGCTTACTTGGTCAAGGTTGTTAGTCAATAGAGTCTTCAACTCAAGATTTTGTCTTCTCCATCTGAAATCATATGTAGGATGGTTACCCCTAGGCACGTATCGTACTGATCCTCCTATATTATCCCTTAACCAGTGTGCAGCTTCTACTTCTTCAAAACGCGGTTTTTGGTTGGTTGGATAGCCGTTTGCTTTACGGACTACACCAGACCCGGGTTGCGCACCAGCTAATAATTCATTAGTCCAATCCTGGACTATCGGAAGCGGTCTACCTGTAGCCGCCAGCATCCCGGGCAGGATAGTCGGGGCTGTAAGAGCAATGCCCTCCTGCTTTGCCCATTCACCATAGGCCATACTTCCGCTTACAAACTTATTGCGTCCGGTCTCTGGGTCGCGCGCTATCCGCGTCTCCGATTCCCACTCCTTGCCCCAATACCCCACGACGGTGGAGCGACAGTTAGGGTGCATGGGCGGCGCGTTTATGCCTTGCTGGGCATCTTCTACCTTAAACACTTCACCATCAAGATCTTGACAAACCGTGCTAGTCCTCCCGTCGAGCGTTGCGCTAAACTTGTAGCGCTCTATCCCCATGCTCTCATATGCCTCTAGCTCCGCCTTGTTTGAGAAGAAGTTTGTTTCGGTCCGCAATAGCCGAGCAGCGTCGCTCTTGGCTACACCAAACCGGTTGCGGATCATTCGGATAGTTTTCTCCGGGTCTTGGCCAGTAGCCACGGCGGAGGTAAGTTCGCTTTTCAGTGTGTCGGCAAGCTTAGTAGTGTTACCCCAGATTCTTTGTGAGTAGTTTTTCCCCTGGAACTTTGTATTGAGGATAGAGTTTACCGTACGAGTGTCCAGTCGCGAGAAAGCGGGCGTGGCGCCAATCCCTCGCGAAATATCAAAAGCTGTTCGATTGTGCATCTCATTGATAGTTTGGATGTGGCTTCGAGTCTGAATCGTATTGTGGGCGAGCGCTGCTTTCTTGCTCTCAGCCCACATTTGAGCATTCAGTAGCTCAAGACGGTTCATCCGGCCAGAATAGTTAGCTGGTAGCGCCGTATCGAGCCCCAAGCGTTTCATCTCGTCATGAAAGCGTCGGAGATTACCTGCTGGAGCTATGGAGCGTAAAGCTTCTACGTCCCAACCCTCATTACGAAAGTGAGCAGCGTACATAGCCTGCACATCACGAACGGTGCGGCGCCGAGCAGTGTCATAGGCTACCTCAATTTCGCGGAGGTGTGCTAAAGACTGCCGCTCTATGCGCGTAAGGCGTTCTTCTGCCCGCCTTACCCAGTAGGCGTTAGTGCGAGTGCGCGGACGGAATCTTGCTGCCACATTATTTCCTATTCAGCAGTCCTCTCAGCGGCGCCGCCTGTGCCATAACTTCCAGCCTCAACAGCCCCCTCAGCATCGGCCAGCTTAGCAATCTCCTCTCCGTCCTGGATAAATGATAGCTGGCTGATTAGAGTAGCCTTATCTACCATGCCCTCAAGGTTAGCAATCATGCGGCTGGTCTCGAAGTCATTCCGTGGCATAGTTCGTTTGAATAATACGTCTACTTCAGACACTGGTATTGCCTTCATCTGAGATTTTGTGACGAAGAAACCATTGTAAATCTTAAACCTCTCCATTAGCGCTTGCTCAAAGCTGCGTTCTTTGTTGCGTAAGTTAAGGATGAAGGCAATTAGTTTAAATTCTAAAGCAACACCTGATGCATTGCCGGCGAACTCTTTATCGGTTAAGTCAGGGGTCAGGGAGAACTTGTGAATATCCTCAGCGATTGACTGGCGCAGCGTCTCCGCATCGCTTTCATTGATATTCTTGAGAATGTATTCGGCCTTAGAGTCTTCTGGTAAAGTGACAACGCGAGCCTCTAGCATCATCTCTTTTTCTTCCGGCGTCATTGTTACGTTGTAGAAGGCAAGAATTGCGTCAAGGAGCTTCTCTCGATCGTTTACTCGGTTAGACTGTAGAATGTTGTAGGCGTCTATTCCAGATATAACTCGCTCAAAGTCGCCTCGATAACGGCGGTTATTAGCGTATTCGATTACTGGAACGTCATTTAGCTTGTGCGGCTCTGACTTCAGGCCAGATAGTACGACTCCAGCGAGTTTAGCCTCGGATATATTCTTATCATCCCAGACTGTAATATCGTACGCATCCTTCGCCTCCTTGCCATTTTTATCGCACCTGTGGACATAGCTAAAGGCAAACATCTTCTTGTGGCGTACGGTGTTATCGTAGACCACTATCGTACTGCGTACGCTCATTAGAGATGAGTTTATACTTCCGTCCTCGTCAATGTAAATATTCTCATACGCCCGTCCAAACGCTGCTGAGTCTTCTGCTAAATCAGAATCGAGGTCGGATATTACCTGATCATCATATGCCTTAGTCAGGACACTTGCGTCGACCCTCTTGGTGAATTGATACTCCGCTGGTGTGCCTACAAGGAACCCTGCGTTCATCTGCACGATGTAGTTGGCGAAGTTGTTGATAACGAGCATGCTTTTTGGTTGTCTATCTCGCATCGTAACCGGCTCATCGGCATCTAGATACTTCTCTAAGGTGTCGTAGCGCTCTACGTCCTTCTTGTGCTTACATATTAGCAAAGCCAGCACCTCGCCGGTCGGCTTTGTGTTTTTTGGCAATGTAAACATCCTAGTTTTTCGCATATTCCTCCTTATAGTATTGCGAACGCCCGATCCCTGCCTCCCATGAGGTCAGATTCGGTATATATCTCAACTCTGCGTTCAGGCTTGGTGCACTCCTCGAAAATGCTCGCCAGCACATCGCATAAATCGTCGTGAGCATTCACGCCTTTACGCTGGTAACTCACAACTTCCTTATAGGCCTGTGGCCATCGCTTCGCCCAGTTCGGTGGCATGAAGATATTACGCTGTACCCAGCCGGAAGAAGCGAGAATACGACTCTCTTTGTTGGCGGTCTGCGTCGGCGTGTCGATTACGGTGCGATTGTTGCTAAATCCCTGGCGGAGAATCCGCTCCACGTTTCGGGCAAAGCCGCGACCGCCATTGTTGCTCTCAATCTTAGCCTTGGTGACGCTGCCACTACTTAACATTTCCGCTACCTTATGCTCAGTAGCCTCCATTGCCTCGTCCGTATAAACCATATCGGTTATATAGACTCCGCTCTCGTGTTGTATGTAGTTAACACTGGCTAGGAAATCTTTACCTCTGTCGGCAGTGTCAGTAATGTTACGAACTTCGCCATCCGGTGTTGTATCCCATTCAGCAAACGGTTCATAGAGGCGTCCTTTTACGTCGATTGGCGTCTGGTTGTAGTTGGCCTCGAAAATATCGGGGTTCATTTCCTGCCGCGTCGACGCGTAGGCGTTGGCATCAAGAATCGCATCACAGAGCATGTTACCGTCATCCTGCATGGCTTTGTAGAGCATCACCTCAACTTTATCGCCGTAGGCCTCAATGATGCGACCAGCAAGGTCTTCTTTAGCCCATCGAGTCATAATCAGGATTGTTTTGCGTCGACCTTCTAGGCGCTGCTTCATCGTGTTTGTAAACCATGACCAATGTTCGTCCAGCACCCGCTGATTGTATGCCTCTTCAGCGTTCTTGATGATGTCGTCAATGAGCATGAAGTCGCAACCGAATCCGGTAGCTGTACCTCCAGGCGAGGTAGCCAGATAGCTCGGCACACCACTTCCCTCTAGGCTCCACATCGCGGCAGAGGCCTCACCATGCTTCACTACCGTGTGCGGGAAAACATCCGCGTAAACCAGCACAGCCCCTGCTTTTTTGGTCTGAATCATATTTCGGACGGTTCTCGCGAAAGTAGTGCTTACAGTATCGTTATACGAGCCAGTCATGACCTTATAAGCCGGGTTCTGGCCAAACAGCCACGCTGTCAAGTTCGCCGCCGTCAGAGACTTCTTATGACGCGGCGGACAGGCAAGGATCAGGTATTCCTTGTCTTCGCTTTCGGCGAATGCTTGTAGTCGGTCGCACATGTCTCGCAGATAGGTGAAATCGTCTATGTAGAGGCTGGGGTGCATGAGCTTGCAGAAGCTCCAGAAGCTCAAGCGCGCTTCTTCAAGTAACAGTTCCTCGCGAGGAATCTGCGCCAGCACCTCCGCCGCCCGCTTCTTCGTCATGCTCATTTCTTGCCCTTTGCTTTAGACTTCCTGGTCAGCCTTGGCGGCTTACTTGTAGCGGCTAAAGCCTCACGTACTTCCGCTAGCGAAATACCTTCTAGCGGCCTGCTACGCACCTGTGGGGTGACGTCTTTAGTCTCGGTTGGGTCGTAGTTGCCGAATAGTTTTATCAGCTTGTCGGCCGCTTCAATACACCTTGGGTTGTTTAAGTCTCGCGCGATGGATAGCATCGAAGCAATAATCTCGTCCACAACAGATGGGTCCGCTTCAGCAATCACACGCATACGATGGCGAAACGACAGAGCCTGTTTCGGTCTGCCACCGCCAGCATTGCCCGGTCTGAACGTGCCATCCTCGTTCTGCTGGTCCCTCGTTATCTTGCGTGGCCGTT